TTGGAACTCCCTCTGAAGCCCGTAGGGCTGCTGTGCTCCTTGTTAGTGTCCTAGCGTTCTCATCGTTCTCTTGTATGTGTATTTTCATTATGTCTACTCCGGCAAGAATTAATAACTTCTAACGAAGTTATTAATTCTTAGTTTTATTATAGTTCTAACTAGGGGAGAGTTCATTCCACAGTTACGATACCAATCCTTAGTTTGTTCTCTAACCTAAGATAAGAATACACCTTAGAAGAATAAACCTTTGCGGGACTACATCCCTAGATAGCCCCAACCACATTCGGTTCCGTACATACCCAGACGTGGGAGTGCCCCGAAGGGGAAAGCGCGAGCGAAGCGGCGGAGTTCCCCGAAGGGGGCGACTGAGCAACGCGAAGGAGTGTCCCACCACCAAGACACCTGTGGTACACTGACCGTGAACTCGGGTGCGTTCCCGAGGGAGCAGCCATTCCAAAAGAAGGGCTGCTTTCTTTATGCCCACATTCAGAAAGTGTGGTGTCCATTGCAACTTGGTATTACGTACGAGCGCCTCTCCCAATTGGGGAAGGTAGCTCCAGCCAGCCTTGACCTGCTTCTGGTAGTGCTCCCCGCTCTCTCACCTCGCCGCCTCAAAAGGGTCATCACCCTTACTGAGGCGGCACTCGAACCAGGGGGTACACTCATTCTCACAACAAGCCAGATGGCGGCACTCGAAGCCAGCGACGGGAGTATCACCAATGAGTAGTAAAGCCAGCAAGGGAGACCTTTCATTCGGTCTCTCACGCGAACGACGCGCTGCCGAGCTTTTTGTCAATCTCAAGTGGCCGGGTGCAACCCTCGCCGGTGCGGCCACCTTCAGCCACATCGACTTTGTGGTTATCCGCGAAGAAAAGATTATCGCCTTTCTTGAGGTGAAAGCCCGCAGATGCCCATCAACCGCTTTTGTGACAACCGCAGTCGCCTTCACCAAGCACGAGGCGGCCCAGGCACTTCAGAAGTTTATGAGCGCACCGACGTTTTGTTTGGTGGTGTTCACCGACCAGATGGGCAGTTTCCTCCTCACCCGCCGACCGGCTGGGAAAGAGTTCATTGGGAGAGTTGACCGAGGAGGGGTAGGCACCGAGCACGCGCTCTACCCCGTCGCGGATATGACCTTCCACGATGGGCTCGCCCAGGAGCTGGAGGAACAACTCGGCGCTGAGTAAAAACGTGACAAGGGAGAAGTCACCGAGTGAGAAGTCACAATATTGCAACTTCTAAAGCAGGGTTTAGCCCTGCTTTTTGGTGTTCAGACTTCGGAGGTGAATACCACAGTGCGGGCAGCGCACCTCACAGAAGTCTCCCTCAGTCGGTTCCAGCTCCAGCACCACGGTGCAGTCATCTTCAAGGAGACCACGCCCTTCGAGCTCGGCACAATAATGATCGATTGCGGTAATCCCAGGCGGGAAGTCAATTGGCCCCTCTTCCTGGTAGGGCCGCACATTCGGGGCAAACCGCTTGATACACTCTTCACAGAGCAGCACAGTGGTGCCCGAGGAGAGGCGCACCCACTCAAGGGCGCTTTCTGCACTCTCGGCTAGCCCGAGTACCGCAAGCTCCGCATCAAGGCGCTCACAATAGACACAGAGATTAAGTAAGATGTGCATAGACTTCTCGATGGTGTCCTCCTCTCACTGATAGTATATCAAGCGGGGTGAGAGGAAGGGACGACTGAGTGTAGCGATGTGACGACTAAGCAAAGGGAAGGGACAAGCGGATAATTCCACCAGAGAAGTATAACACTATCCAGAATGCCCCACGATTTTGTGTACTAACTCAGGATCGACGGAAACCCCCTAGGTAGTGTGATTGTATGGGTGTACTTTAGGTGCTGTGTTAGTTTACCGCATAGGGAAGCATCAAAGTACCGAAAAAGTTCCTAAAACACCCCTTCAGCAGAATGGCTCCTGTGAGGTCGGGCCTGTTTAGCGCTCTAGAAAGACCAGCGATACCTAATTGCGGTACTAAGGATTGAGATCGACCTGGGTGTGGGCGGCTCACTCTGGCTCCTTGGAGAGGTGCTAGGGAAATGAAGTCATCTCTGGAACCTCTTCACGAGGCGGTAGCCGAGCAGCGCCCGGATGGAGCGAAGCGACGGGAGGAAGCAGGCGAGCGAAGCGAGACTTATGTGTGGCTTGGTGCGTTTTCCGCTTTTTGCGCTCCAATTATATACGAGTGTAACGAGTATATAATTGTAAATAGGGTTATATATCCTTATAAGGAAACCTACTCGCTAGCGCTCGTAGCTCTAGCTTAACACACCCCTTTCTGAAAGTGGGACGCCCTTTACCGTGTAGAACGACGGTGCCTAGTAGATGAGAAGTCACAACGTTGCAACTTCCAAGTCACAATATTGCAACTTCTCCCACCGCGTAACTCTGTAAATGAATTGTTGTATACTCAAGATACGAGCTAACAACGCTTGGTTGGTGTCTCTCTTCTTTTCTGGGGCTGTTTAGTGGTACAGTACACCTCGTGAACTATTCGACAACCAAATACCTACAGGGGGTCTTTATGAGCGCGGTGTTAGCCCTGGCCGTTCCACCCTGTTGTGTGGCTGAGTTGCTCAGGCGAGCTCAGTCCTTTTTATGTGATAACAGTGAGGCGTTGGAACTTTCTCAGGAAATTGTCAGTTACTTGGAACATTTACCAATTGGGGAGGTATCCCCGGAGGAGCGTGAGCAGTGGCAGAACCTACGTCTGACAGCGTGATGTATCCCGAGGAGGTAGTCACCTTCCTTACGCACATTCTTGTGACCGAGTTGGGGGAGAACCGCCCTCGGGTCGAAGTTCTCTTCACGGATGGGGGTGCCATCGCTGAGTACCCCTTTGTGTTTTTGGTCTACCGTCACGGTCAGGTCTTCAGTTTGGTTGGACAGCCGTCAACAAACCAAATTAGGGCCGCGTTTCACGCTGAGTTGAACAACGTCGCCAACGGGCTGGTGGCCCGGATGGTGGAGGCGGCAGCCGCTCAGGCCGCACCTCCTGTACCTGCGGCTGAAGTCGTCTCAGCAGCGTAGCCAAACTCCATCTTGACAAAGCAGTTGATTGGTGGTACACTTCAGTTGTGCCACCAATTTTGTTTGTAGTGAATTGAGGACGTAATGCAACGTACCTACATCAACGACACCACAGGCGCTAACGCAGCCGTGTCGGAGATTGTGTCGCTGTATCAGAGCGGGAAAGTGACCTCCGACATCGCCCTGGACATCGAGACGGCTCCTATGCTTGGTCTGGTGGGCTACCCTGGCTCACAAGTCGATGAAGCGGGCAATCAAATTAAGGCGACGAAGAAAACCTACCTGGAGTACACCCAGTTCTTGTGGCGGGTATCCTTCAACCCCGATGCCTTGCGCGAGCTTGGTATCTTTATCCCTATTCGTACCACAGCCGGTAAGGAAGCCGTCTCCCTTCTGGACGCGAAGGCCGCCTGGGCATTGATGCTTGAGCGGGTTTCTGAGTGCAGTGCCGCCCAGTTAGAGGCAGCCCGCTGGACAGAGAAGACCCTTTATGACGCTTCTGGCAGACTGTGGAGCACTATTGAGGGTCTCGACTGCGACGAGGCGAACCTCGACATCTACGAGGCTGCCCGCACACCTGGGAAGGGTCAGAAGAAGGCGATTGCCCAGGAGAAGAAGCTCCGCGCCCAACGAGACGAGGCCCAGCTTCAGGCTGACTTCCTCGATAGGCGTGGTTGCGAGTACTTGGAACACCCATTACCGCTATCGCTGCTCACCCACGTCCTGAAAGTGGCTGTGGAAGGGCGTATTTATCTTAACCAGAGCGGTCAGAACCGCCTTGACCCAGTACAGCCAGGGCTCGACCCATACACTTCGACGGTCTTCTTGGTACAGTTCACCCTAGTGGACTGGAAGACCCAGGAGACCCTGAGTTACATCTTCAATACCCATAAAGTGGACATTAAGCAGCTTTTACCCATTTTGAAGCTCAAAAATGCCACATTTACGGGTGCAAACATCAAGTTTGACCTCAAAATGTTGATGGTACACGCTGGATTTGCTCCAAAACAGGTGTTTTGCACGCGAATTGCGAGCCGAATGCTGTATTTGGGCCGTCGAATGAGCCATTCTTTGAGTGCCGTGGCCGAGCGGTTCCTTGGTGAGAACGTTGAGAAGGCGGTTCGTTCCTCGTTTGTGGGCGTTCGCTATGAGGAACCGACCGCAGAGCAGATGGAATACGCCTACAACGACACCGAAATCCTCCCAAGATTGATTGCTGCCCAGCGTGATATGGCCGATAAGCGTGGTCAGAGCGAACTCCTGGACACCTTCAGCCGCCTGAGTTGGGTAACGGCCCACTGGGAAGTGACCGGCTATCGAGTTGACACCGATAAATGGATGGAGATTGCCAGGGAAACGGCCAAAACGCGAGATGAAATCGCCGCTGAGCTTGAAAAAATGCTCCTGGGTGACGAATATGCGGCGCTTTTCTCAGAAACGGTACCTGACAAGGCTGAGACTGACCTAGACCTGGATGACGACGACGATGAGGAGAAAGTTGCCGACGTCCGACCCGTGGCGGTACTACGAATGAGCCAGACGCAGGTAGTGTCGGCCCGTCTTGCCAAATTGCTTGATATGCCGGTACCTAGCTTGGCGAAAACAGCCCGAGACAATCTTGACCGAGAGTACCGCGCCACTCGTAACCGTGACGGACACCCGTTTTTTGCCCTGTACAACAAGTGGAGTAAGCTCGCTAAGGCGGCTAGCACCTATGGGAAGAAGTTCCTTTGGTATATCCACCCACTGACGGGTAAAATCCACCCAGGGTTTGTGATTGCGGGCACGGATACGGCTCGTTACACAAGTACGGCTCCTAATCTACTGAATATCCCGGCTGCAAAGGAAGAGGGTGACCCGGACTTCCGGGGTGCCTTCCTCGCAGACGAGGGGAAACTGTTGTTAGGCGCAGATTTCGATAGTATGGAGTTCCGCATCGCCGGTGACGTGAGTAGAGAGCCAAAAATCCGGGCAATGGTTGAAGCCAACGCCGATGCCCACAGCTTTACGGCGGCAATGAGCTTTCACATTCGGGTAAACAACGCGATTAAGGAACCCCAGCTCGTGGATGGGGTCTATATGCGCGGCACCACGAGCATTCCTATCAAGGTCTGGGAGGTGCCTGGGGCGTGGGCCAGTGAGCAGATAACCGAGTTTGCCTTCTCGAAGGCGGTTTCAGACGTGGTGGTGTCGGTGCCGAAGAAGATTACCCGAGGGGATAGTAAGTCTACGTCGTTCCTGTATCTCTTTGGTGGCGGCCCCTTCACGCTGGCGGTAAGAACCGGACTACCACAGGACTTCTGTGAGCAGTTGTTTGAGAAGTTCACGGCTACCTACCCCGTAATGGATGCGTATCTGAAGCGGGTAATGCAGACCTCCGTGATAGATACCGTGCTTTACGATGAGGATGGGTTCCGTTACGCCTACTGTGAGGGGTATATGGGTATCCGCAGGTATGTGCAGCTCCCCGAGCCGCCAGACCAGAAGCGGTTTCTCAACAACCACACGGGTATGTATATCGCCCAGAAGGAATATCAGCGCCAGATTAAGCGCTGCCAGCGTGAGTTGGTCAATCTCAAGATGCAAGGGGGCAATGCGGTCATTACGGCTGAGGCGCTCAACTATATTGTGGAGCGTGGTGCCGCCCTGGGCGTGTATCCCTGGCTGAGTGTCTATGACGAGGTAATCTGTACGTTCCCGAAGAAAGCTGACCCATACACCGCGAAAATTGTCCTTGAAGGGGCAATGCTGGACGCAGCAGAGCGCTGGATGACCTACGTACCCCCAGGGGCAACCGCTGAACTGGCGAAGGTCGGAACCTACTGGGTGAAAAGCTAAACTAACTCTTGACAGATTGGTACACCAGTGGTATACTGCTCGTGTACCAATCTAATCGAGGGGATACCCTCTAGGGGGCTTTCTGTGCGTAATTACTACTACGATTTTCCGGACGACCCGGTACGTAAAGGCGACGCGGGCTGTGCAAATGGCTGTGCTGCACTTGTAGCTACCGTTCTCGGCTCAATTGTTTGGTTGTTCGCCTTTGTGCTGAGTTTCAGTGTACTGGGTATTCCCGGTGCGGTCTGCTTTGCTCTCTTTGTGGGCGTTGCGTTTGTGTACCGCCTCTATACTGCGAAAGCGAACTCAAATGCTACGTATTCATATCCCCGCTGAGGGTGGGAAAGACCTCTCAGAGAAAACCCCACGGGTAAAGAAGGCCGACCGTGGGTTTGCTCCAGAGGGGTTAAACCTCCGCCCAAGCTCGTATCAACTGACTGAGCAGCTTTACGACTTCTTCCAGTCGATGCGAAACGACTACGGTCTAGCCAACGCCTTTGAGACATTTTCCTACCAGCTTCACGCACAGGCCGCCGAGGCCAATGCGTGGAAAACGAAGCCCGTTGCTACGTCGTACGTACCGAAAATACGGGTGCGAGCCAGTGAACTGAAGGAATGCAGCCGTAAGGTGGGTTTCCGACTGATGGGGTTCCCCGACCAGCCCGTTGGAGAGAACCAACCCTGGTGGGCAGTGTCGGCGTCAACCGGACAGAACCTTCATCAGCTTATTGACCACGCCCTTCAGTATCTCGGCCTAACCAAGAAGAGCGAGTTCTCGGTAGCGTCTCCTTCTGGAAATCTCACGGGTCGAGTTGACCACCTGCTAGAGGGTGCCGTGATGGACGTAAAGAGTGTATCGACTGATACCTTCAAAGAAGGCGCTTGGGGAGACAAGATACCGGGGTACATTGCCCAGCTTAGCGCGTATGCCGCCATTTTGGGAGTTCCCAAGGGGGTAGTGCTGCTTCTTGACCGAGGAACTGGTCGCCTAATGGATTTTGAGTGGGATATAGACGCCGTATTTGCGCTGTCAATGCTTGACCGCGCTGACTTCATTGTGGCTGCGGTGAAAGAGCGTGAGGTACTACCGGCTGAGGAGAAAATCAAGAACGGTGGCAAACCGACCTTTGGTTGCCTCTCGTTTTGTCCCTTTGCCCAGCTTTGTTGGAAAGAAGAGACCACCGGCTACGTAAGCGCGTGGTTGGCTGAGGGGAAAGACCCCAAGGAGATACGCTAGTGCTAGCAAACGCATATCAATTGGTCTTCCCGACCCTGATTGCGGTGGCTGGGAAGAAGAAGGCGGGGAAAGATACGGTCTGCGATAGTCTTGCTGATTTTGGGTTTACGAAGCTCCATATTGCCGAGCCCTGGTTGCGCGACCTTATCCAAAATTGGGGTATTACGTGGGGTGAGTATCAGAAGAACAAGGGCTACTACCGAGCAGAGGTGCAGCGCTGCGCCACGATTGCTCGTGAAGATAATCCTCGGGTATTGATTGACCGACTGCTACCTACGGTCAATCGTTTCCGGGCGGAGCAGAAAGCGCTCGCTGTTACGGGTATCCGCTTCCATAATGAAGCACTCTGGTTTATCGAGAAACAGGCTCTGGTGGTGCGGGTAGATACCCCAGAAGAGGAGCGCCTTATTCGCTTTCTGGATGAGGGTGAAGACCCCAGCCTGCTACGAGACCCATTCGAGAGTGAGCTTGATGACCTCCCCTGTCACCTTGTCGTGCGGGGCACCGAGCCACCCCATAGGTACCCAACGATTATCTCAGCCGGGTATGTGGGGCTTTTACGGGGTACAGTCCACACAAACGCTTGACAAAAACCGCAGCTTTGCATATACTTCTCTTGGCACCTAAACAAGTGAAAGGGGGAGTATATGCGGGCGTACGGCGAGGGAAACCTCGGTAGGCGTAAGGACGGCTCGTGGTACGGTTCCATTCGCCTAGAGGGGAAGCGGCACTACGTAAGTGGCAAGACAAAACCGGAAACCGCATCAAAGTTGCGGGAAGTGATCGAAAAACACAAGAACGGCCTGCGGATTGAGCCAGTGACCCTCGGTTCCTTTCTCAAGCAGTATCTGAACGAGGTCGTCGCGGTGAAGAACAAGCCGCGTACGCTGGAGAGCTACCAGCAAGTGGTAAACGACCACCTCCTGACCACCCCACTGGCGCGAAAGATGCTGACTGAACTTCGGCCCGCCGATATTCAGCAAATGCTCAACGCGATAAGGCGCGCTCCCAGGACGGTGCGCAACGTTCGTGCAGTGCTGCGCTCGGCCCTGAACGTGGCCCGAAGATGGCAGTATATCGAAGTAAATCCAGCCACTTTGGTGGATGTTCCTCGGGTGGAGCGCTCGAAGGCCGAGATACAGACCTTCACGGAAGAGGAGGCACGCAGGTTTCTTATCGCAGCCAGGGAAACACCGTTCTCGGCACTCTACACGCTGGCAGTTACGCTCGGGCTGCGCCAGGGTGAGCTGCTGGGTCTGACTGTAGGTGACATAGACCTGAGCGGTCGCACGCTTCGTGTAGTTGGAACCCTCAGCAGGCGGGGAGGCGGGAAGTGGGAACTTCAGTCACCGAAGACCTACTCCAGCGCACGGATACTACCGCTGTCGGATGTTCTTTTGAAGGAAGTTGGCCCTTTAGTTGACAACCGGCCCACTAATCAGTTTCTCTTCACCCTGCCGGGGGTTCCACCACCCATCAAGCCGCATTTAGTAAGCTATCACTTTCGTAAGTTACTCAAAACGGCGGGCTTACCAAAGATACGCTTTCACGACTTGAGACACACCGCAGCCACGTTATTCGCCCTCCAGGGGGTACACGTACGCACGGCTCAAACCATTCTTGGGCATTCCAGCCCACAGGTAACGCTCGCTATCTACACACACGTTACCACCCAGGCGACAAGAGACGCAATAGGAAATCTTGCAGCCAGTTTGCAGCCAGCAGCCAGTTAGCTTCCGTTCTTTTGGCGAATATGCTATAGTATTGTGGCACGCGGGCGTAGCTCAGTGGATAGAGCAGCGGTCTTCTAAACGTCAGTACAATACCACACCTTCGTGTTATTCGCCGCAATAGGATGAGGAACCCAGGGCTAACCCCCTGGGTTTTTCTGTTTTCGCAGCCAGTCTCGCAGCCGGTTATTTTTGCCGTAGCCCTATGGTACACTTTTAGTGAAGTGAAAGGATACTACGTTGGCACTTTTAGAGGATACCAACGCCTGTGCGGTCTGCTCCCGCACCGTTGCTGGGATACCACACTCAGGTGCTCGGGTACTTGTGCCTATTTATTTGTGCCCAGCGTGTTTTGCCGAGTGGAAAGAGCAGCTTTTCGCGAAGACGCCCTGGTTGATGTATCTCGTCAATCACGAGAAACAGCGTCGTAAGCGTCGCAATCGCATTCTCAAGTCTGGCCCGCTACCGCAGATGGTGAGCGTCTACAATGGAGAGGTATTATGACGGACACAATGCGGCGTGGGTTTGCTGACCCAGATGAGCCAGAACCAGAGGGTACAAAGAAACTCAAGGGTGGGCGTCCCTGTAAAATCTGCGGTCACCCGGCGCGTGCCGAGATTGAGGCGATGATTTTGAACGGGGCGTCGTACGCGGCCATTATCAACCGAGCAAAGGTAGCCTTCCCCAAGGAGCCTGAGCTCAGTGATAAGAACATCTCGTATCATCGCACAAAACACTTGCTTACGAAGCCAATAGCCACCACGGAGATTGACCCAGAGACGGGCGAGCTCAAGATGGGGTATCTCATTGGGCACCTTTCAAAAACGATTGAGGTGCGTAAGGAAGACCTCCCCAAGAGCGCACCAACTCTTCCAGAGGCGCTGCGCACCATTATCAATGCGGGTATCAGAAACATTATGATTGACCCGGCGACGGTCACTCCCGCAATTTTGATGCTGGCCCTTGAAACGGCGCGCAAGCTGAACCTGGGAAGCGGCGATGAGGACGACTTCAAGGAAGCCTGGGGTGCATTAGGGGTGAAGAAAAACGCCATTAAGGAGCGTGCTAGCCGAGCGAAGCGTACGCGCAGGGTAACGATTGAGGAGACGACCGAGGAAGAGCGGGACGGTCAGGAAGCCGAAGGCGAGGTCATTGATGCGGAGCCTGTACGCCCTGAATTACCTGACCCAGATTGGTCGATTGATAGCTTAATAAGGAGTGTTCCAGATGATGAAGCAGCAGCCGTCAGGCGGGCGCACGGGAGTGAATAACAACAAGCCTAAGGGACGTAAGCCGAAAGAGGCGGCGAAGGCCGGTTCTCAGACGGTTTACTATTCTGACGATGTGTGGGATGAGGCGGCTATTGCCCGTGGTGCCGAGGCAGATAACCAAGCCCCTGGCATCAGTATCACCCGTGCGGTCATTGTAGGCCAACGAGGGCCACGGGGTGTCGTACGTGTGTTACTCCTCTACCGCGAGCACCAAAGCAATGCGGTTGGTTCACTTGCGTTTGACTTCGATGAGGCGTTTCTACGGCAGTACGAACGTCGTGGTCAGGAGATGGGGCTATAGGCTAGTAGGTAAAGTAACAATTTGCGACTTGTGCCCGCTGAGTAGTCTCGGCGGGCTTTGTCATAGGGGGTGCTTGTGCCCGCCAACAATAAACGGAGCAGGCGTCCTTCGGCTCAAACACGAGTAACCAAGGATACCGAGTTCACGGTAGGGAAGAACCCAACCCCAACCCCACCGGCCAGTATCGTTCATAAGACCCTTCAGCAGGCGCTGATTGACGGTATCGACGACCCGGTAGCCTTTGGACGGGACTTTCTTGACCTCGACCCGTACCCGGCCCAGCAGACGTACCTACGAAACGCACGCGACTGTAGTGAGGCGAACTTCATTGCTGGCAACCGCGTTGGAAAGACCTGGATAGTGGGGCTCACCCTTCTTTGGCGGGCCTTCTATCGGTATATTTCACCATATACAGCACCACCAAAGCAGTCGCCGCACGTCACCTACAAGGCGGTCTCCGCCAGTCTTACGCAAGACCAAGCAAACCTTGCCTGGACATATGCGTATACCTTTGCTACGGAGAGTAAGCGCTTTAAGTCGTTTGTCGCTGATGTGGTACACAGCCCGTTTCCGACAATGAAGCTCTGGACGGTGAATGACCTCGGGGAAAAGACCCTCAGTGAGGTCTGGAGCCGTTCGCTGGCAAAAAATGGTCTCTATCTGCTTGGTCACTCTATCTCGTTTCTTAGTATTGACGAGTGTGCCTACATCCCAAACTACAAGCGGATTGAAGATGAAGTGCTCAGAATGCGTCTGGCCGACCAAGGCGGAGCACTCCAGCGTACCAGCACCCCGAATGGCCGCAACTTCTTTTTCGAAATGGCGCAACTCGGGTTTGGTACTGACCCGCGTTACTACTCACAGCAGGTAGTTACCCTTGATAACCCATACGTAAGCCGAACCTACATCGACGAGATGAAGGAGCGGATGAGCGTAGAGTATTACGCTCAGAACGTCCTGGCGGAGTTTATCAGCCTTTCTGACTTTTTCCGTATTGAACACATACAGTCGCTTTACGCCGATATTGATTATCAGCTTCCCTATACGAGTACCGATAAGAATGCTCGCTATGTGATGGGGGCTGACCTCGGCGCGATGCGTGACCCTACCGTGGTGATGGTCTGGCGAATTGATACCAAGCCGGTGCAGCTCGTTTACTGCGAAGAGATACGGAACACCAGTTGGCAGGCCAGTCGGGCGTTTATCCGCAGAACCTACGAGGAGTACCACCCAATACAGACGGCTATTGACGCCTCGGGTGTTGGCTCGCCAATTGCTCAACAGTTGGTTGAGGAAGACGGCCTGGAGAACGTCATTCAGTTTGTGTTCACCCCTTCTTCGAAACCTGAGATACTCGTGCGGCTTCAGGATGCGGTGCAGACGCGAAAGTTTGTGTTCCCCTTTGCGACGCAGACAAAAGAATTAGTAAGTCAGCTTGGGTTCTACCGGCTCGAAGATAAGAAGCTCACCCAGGACTATGTAATGGCCCTGGCGCTGACGAACCTTGCATATGAGACGGCCACAAAGACTAACCGCTTTGAAACCGAGATAAACCCTGCGGTGAACTTCATTGACCTTCTAAGAGGGGGGCAGACCATTGGTGGAGTAGAGCCGGGGGACGATGTATTTAATCAACCGGGCTCTTTCTTTGAGTTTGATAGCCGTTCAGGGTTGTTTGTGCCAGCAGGCACTGCTCCCCGAGGAGTGACACATTATGGCTAGTTTATGGGACTGGTTGTGGAGAAAACCAACAGTAGCCCTAGAGGCAGGGTCTCCAGCGCCTGCCAAGGATGCTGCCGCTCCAGTAGAACCAATTGGTTACGGTCTTGAGCTGCTCCCAATGGGGAAGGCCGACCGTAAGAACCCCGTGGCAATTGTTGCGGCGGCCCTTCAAGCAGCCCAGGAAAGTTCTCGCCAAGCCCGGTATGCTGACTTCCGTGGAATGGACACCGAAGACATCTCCACAATGCTTGACCACACCGTTCAAACCGCGCTGACTTTCGAAGATAGCTTCGCCGGTCAGGGATTTAAGGTTGAGAGCGATGATGCCAAGGTAGAGGCGCTTCTTACTTCTGCTCAGAAAACCGCAGACCTGGATGGTCTCTGTGAGGAGATTTTACGAGACGGTCTGAAGTACGGCGACGCCTTTGGGGAGCCGCTCTTCTCCGGGCCTATCCTTGTCGGGGTGCAGACCTACCAACCGTCCGAAATGTTTGTGTTTCGGGACGATAAGAACAAATTAGCGACTGGAAAAGACAAAGACGGTTTCCCAGTTGCCTACCAACAAAAGAAGCAGGGGCGTGTAGTAGCAGGCTGGAACGCCTGGGAGATGGTACATTTCAAACTCTTTCCCAGCCGAAAATTGCTCTACTCCCGTGCTGGGATGCTCGACCCTATCCGGGCAGTCTGGCGTAAATTGGTGCTCGTCGAACAGGGTATGGTGGCGGGCCGGGTGAGCCGAGCCTACCAGAAGCGTATTCATTATGTCGATGTGACCGGGAAGAGCCCGACCGCGCAAGAGAACACGCTCAAGGAATACATCAACCGGATGACGCGCCGCACCTACGGAAAGAAGCCCGTAAACGACGACGGGGTGCCGCTGGTGGATGTGTCCGACGACCTCTACATCGCCACCGGGTACCAGACCGGCCCTGATGGGAAGCCGTACCCGATGTTGAACAAAACCGAGACCGAGACACCTTCGGTTGCGGGTATGGCCGAACTGGCGGATGTGGAGTATCTGCGAAGAAAACAATTTGCTCAGGCACCTTCCGATATTGTGGGCATTAAGCGTAACACGACGGGAGACCTGGATGCACAAGACCTTGCCTACGCACGGCTCGTTCGACGCGGGCAGTCTCGTCTCGAAGCCTTCCTGCGCGCAATCTTCGACCAAGTATTGCTCGCGAATGGGAAGCTCCCTTCTACGGTCGAATACCGTATCAGTTTCCCTCAGCTTAATATCAGCTCAAGCTGGCGATTTGCCGATGCACGGTTCCGTGCCTCTATGGAGTTACGCAACTACGCCGAGATGGGTGTGGTGCCGAGACGTTGGGTACTGAAGAAGGCATTTGGTCTCTCTGATGCAGAGATTGACCGTCTATGGGCACAGATGGAAGAGGAAGCCACCAATCCCCTCTTTATGAACATTATGACAAATGGGGTCGCTGGTGCTCCCCCACCCGACCCGAACGACCCACTTTCCACCCCAGGCGGAGCCGTAGCTGGTACGGTGAATAAGGCCGGAAATGATGGTGGACGGCAGGCCATTAAGCCGGGGTCTGGTCAAACCATTATGCCCCCACAGAAAAAGGCGGGCACCACGGGTAAAGCGGTTACCCCGAATGGGATAGACCGTGGTACGAAGATGGGGAAGCGCCTCAGGGGCAATATGAGCGGCGGCTAACGTAGCCCTCCGCACAGAGTGTAAAGCCCACCCGTATGCAATCCGCATAGAGGTGGGCTTTCTATTGAAAGAGAGAGTTGGGCTATGAAGTATGCACAGCTAATGGAATACCACTTCAGTGGTGCCGTGCAGCTTGTGGAAGATGCCAGCGAACCCGGCCAGGAGAAGAAACTTCGCTTTAAGGCGATTGTCTCCGAGGCCGATATGCTGAATGGTAATCGCCGCATTTACCCCGAAACCGTACTCAACGAGGCATTTACCTCCCTGAACACCGCTATCGCTGAGGGTCGCGCTGCTCCTGGGCTGGTAGACCACCCTGGTTGGGATGGGGCATCACTGGCGGATATTGGGATTAAGTGGGAACGCTTCTACCCAATGAATAAGACGTGGTGGGGTGAGGGGACGGTAGTACCAACGGCAAAAGGCCGCGACCTTGCTGCGGCATTGGAAGCTCTTGTCCCCGTTGGCTTCTCTACTCGGGGCTATGGCGAAAGTGAAGAGATTACGTGGGAGGACGGCAAGCCAGCCCAGCGAATGAAAGCGCTGGAACTTGTGACCGTTGATGGGGTGGTAAACCCCTCAGTGCGGCACGCTCGCGTGCAGTCATTCGCAAAGGAGAACCTAGAAGTGAATGTTGAAGAGCTACAGAAGGCTTTGGAAGAGGCCGTTGCAAAACACGAAGCTCTGGTTTCTACCAATGAAGGGCACGCAAGCACTATCGAGAGCCTGAACGCCCTCGTGGAAAGTCTCACCGCTCGCGTAGCAGCCCTTGAGACGGTAGAGGCCGAACTTCGTACCCAAATTGAAGCTCAGGCCGAGCAGGCCGCAGAATACGCCCTGACCAACAAGCTCAACGAGCTGACAGCGGGTCATCGGTTTGCTGCCACGATTATCAGTGAGGCCCGTGAGCTGGGTGCCACTATTGAGACAGCCGAAAAGATTGTCTCGCGACTGACCCATCTGATTGAGGCAGCGGCTACCGCCTCAGCAGAGCAGAGCTCACAACCACGCGGTGATGTGTCTAGCGACGAAGACCGCGAGGAAGAGGTTGACGACAAGCTCACCGAAGCACAGAAGGACGACCTCCGCGCTGCCGGGTTGCGGCCTCGGGTATAACCCTTCCGTTGTGACTATTCTTCGTTTTCAGACGCACACTCACAAGGAGTATTCCACTATGAAATCGGCCTCAGTTGAAATGTTCGAGCGTGGCCTTATTGAGGCGGGCGCTCAGTTAGTAGAGAAGTGGGCACACTTCATTGACGCAGACGGGGCACCTCCGGTCAAGGATGAGTACAAGCGCTATCAGCTTGCTCGTATGCTGGATACCTCTGACAAGGTGCTTCAGCGTGAGGCGCTCCAGACCACAACGGCGTTCGGCACCGCATACGTGAAGGCGATGTTGGGTATGACCCGGCAGATTTTCCCCCGTATGTTTGGTACCGATTTCGTATCGGTGCAGGCGCTCGACCGGCCAGAGGGCCAGATTTTCCACTTGGCACTGACCCGTGATGACGGTTCGGCCACTGGTGGAGCGGTTGCTCCTGACGGTGATGCAAGCGGCCAGGGCTACAGCCTGTATACGGTTTCGAAGACCTATGCTGACCACGCCAACGGTGAGGGTGGGGCTATTGCGAAGTCGATGGCTCTGGGTATCACAGCCAGCTCAGTGAAAATCAACAAGGTCAAGAAGCTGGGAACCAGCGCTTCCTGGGAGTTGGCAACTGACCTTCAGGCGTATCACAACCTGAACCCGATGGACTTGCTCCAGGGCGCTGCGGTTGATGAGATTGCCCAGGAGAAGGATGCCGAGATTGTGGTTGCCTGCCGTGCTGCGGCTATCGCCAACAAGACCGTCACCTTCGGTTTGCAGGTTCCGTCGGCCTATCAATACGCCCCAGACGACTATCGCAAGCGCATTCAGCGGGCAATCCTAGAGGCCGACAAGGCTATCTATGTGAAAACCAACCGCCACGCGAACGTGATGGCCGTGGGCGTCGATGCCTTTATGGAGCTGATGGACTTGAACAGCTTCGTCGTCTCGCCGGATATGGACTGGGAGAATGCTTCCTGGGGTCTCCAGCCGGTTGGTACGCTGAACAGCCAGTACAAGGTCTTCCTTAGCCGAGCGCTGCCCGACAAGGAAATCATCATCGGACGCAAGGGCTCGGGCTTCCTGGATGCAGGTATTGTGTACTCGCCGTACGTTGACCTGTTCATCACTGACCGCTTCTTCGACGTGAATACGCAGAAGACTAGCCAGAGCTTCGCAAGCCGCTACGACATCTTCACCATCTCGAATGGTCTGTATGCACGTATCGTCCTCGACCCGAACAGCTCAGGCATCACCGCCTAAGTTTGCCTCCGGTTGAAGTGAAACATTACTCTGTGGTATACTGTCGGTAGACCGCAGGTAATCGAATAGGAAATCGCCCTTATCTAGTGTATACCGCTAGGTAAGGGCGCTTTCTGCGTCTTAGGAGGCAATCAATGCCTAGTTTACTCGGCCCGGTGGTGACAAACGTCAAGAATGTTGATAGCCTTATCCGATACCTCCGCCTGGGGCAGTTCTCAGCCGTGAAGGTTGTCTCGGGATGGGGGCTCTCTACCGGAGCGTGGACGAACGAAGACCGAGCCGCCCTTCTTGGGGCGTGCCCTCGGGTGATTGTGCGTACCCTTTCGGGTGACCCGTCCTACCAAGGTGAAGGCGGCGATTGGCTGCCTCGTCCAGAGAAGGTGCTGGAGGAGATTGCCCCCTGGGTGACCCTCCGTAAAGACCTCTGGGTAGAGTTGGGGAACGAGCCAGATGTGGTTGGTTTCCATAATACTGACCTCATCTGGGAATATTGCTGGTACGCGAAAGAGGCAGTCAAGGCCATTAAACTTACCTTTCCAAAGGTGCGCATTATCTCTCCAGCGGTTCGCCTGGGAGAGCAGGGCTGGCAGCAGTGGATGGAAAAGCTCCACTCCACGACGTACTTCTGCGACACGGTTGGTCTGCACGTCTATGGGGCAGAGCGCATTGTACGAGACCCGCTTGACCAACTGGCGCGTGGCCTCTGGTGGGCAGGGAAATACTTCCCAAAGAAGACCATTGCCATTACTGAGCTTGGCGTCCATAACGGGATGCCAGACCCGATGCACAAGCTAGAACTCTATCGTAAGTTTGCCCGCTCGGCACCAACAATGGTTACGTGGTCAATGTTCTATCACCTCGTGGAGGACTGCGCCATACAAGGGGAGTACAACATTCCCGAGGGTGTGGTGAGCCGATGACTATCCTTGCAACGTGTCGTATCCCAAAAGGCGGCACTTATGGGGTGCCCTACGTCGGTGAGATGAAGGGCGGTGAGACCCGTGAAGTATCAATGGAGGCGGCTCTCTGGATGCGTAATCACCCATATGAGTTCGAACTGTCTTTCCCCTCTCCCGAGGGGCTACCCTACCGAGACGCGAGCGGTAAAGTCGCATTTTGCAACTTCTTTGGGCCGGTAGACCCGACGTTCGGTTACGGCTCAGGTGGGGTGTCTATCTTGCGCGCCCTTGCCAGTGCCGGTATTGAGACGAATGTGCAGTCCTGGGTTGGCCCTTTCCAGCAAACGGCAAGTGACCTTCCTGTTGACGTACGCAGACAGCTTGAGCGGCGCGGATGGATTGCCCCAGTGACAATTGCCCAGGGGTTGCCAACCGACCTCCACAATGTACAGTCTGCCTATACGGTAAGTTGGACAATGATTGAGCAGTCAAGCATACCTGACGGTAGCCTGAAGACTGGCCCGTACCAAGGTGACTGGGCGCAACTCATCAACCAGCACGCCGACCACCTTGTAGTTCCCTGTCATCACAATGCGGAAGTGTTTGCTCGCTGTGGGGTAGAGAAGCCAATAGACGTGATACCGTACGGGCTTGATACCGACATTTGGGAATACCAAGAACGTCCTGAGCGAGACCTGTTTACGGTGGTGCAGTTTGGGGATTTATCCGCACGGAAATCCCCATTTGAGGCCGTGATGACCTTTCAGCGGGCGTTTCCGGATAACCCAAATGTTCGGCTCATTCTCAAGACGACGGGTGACTATATTGGCTACAGCAAACCAGTGATAAGTGACCCTCGGGTGACCCTTATCTACGGCGAGGTGTGGTCGCGGCCAGAGTTACGAGAATGGCTATATAACGCCGATTGCTTTATTTGGTTAAGTAAGGGTGAGGGGTTTGGCCTCCCGCCAGTGCAAGCCCTCCTTACGGGGTTGCCAGTGGTGACCACCACCCATACTGGTATGGCCGAGTGGTTCAACGAGAAGTATGCCTATGGGGTGAACTCGCTTCCGCTGGAACCTTCGCCAATCTTTGGTGACTGGTATCCGCCAGATGTTGACCACGCGGCAATACGGCTACGGCAAGTATATGACGACCGAGCCAAGGCTCGCCGCAAGGCCAAGGCAGGCAACGACTTTATCAGGAAAAACTTCAGTATCGAGGCGTTTGGTACGCGGATTAGTGGTTTTTTGAATAACCTTCAGATTGGAGTATAGGATGAATGAGATGAACGCAGAAGATATGGAGCTTCTTAAACAGGTAGCCGTCATATCGAAGTACATTCCTACTGAGGCGGAGGTGGCCCAGCT